ACCCGCGACAACATTGGCTACGGACTGACGCAGAACAACTTTGATGACGTTGTTCGCCAGCAAGCCGAATATCTTATTCCACAGAACATTGACGGATACTTCATTGAAGCCCGTGATGCATTCTTTTGGAGCCAGTCAATCCTTGCGTGCTACAAGACGCTTGATGACGACGTGAAGCCAGAGAAGAACCACCGATACATCCAAGGCGTAGACCCAGGCATCTCGCACGATGCAACGTGGGCCATCACGCTAGACATCACCAGCCGCACCAAGATTCGTGGTGTTCGCATTAGGAAGCGCGGCGGGAAGCAGAGCATCTCTGCGGTAGTGAATATGGTCCGCGAGGGACATCTTCTCTACAGTCAGGACGGAGCCTTCTGCACCACCATCGTAGACTCTACTGGTCTCGGAGGCAGGCTCTTCCAGCAGGAGTTCTCAATGATCCGCCCGCTCCGAGGGTTTGACTTCGGAGGGACGAAGGCGAAGAAGGTGGAACTCCTCAACGACCTTAAGGCAGTAATCGACAAGGGTCAGATTGAACTTCCGATGGGCGGTCCTTGGGATGAACTCAAGAGACAACTCCTCATCTACAAGTTGGACGACAAGAAGCTAGAGCAAGATGCAGTAATGGCATTGGCAATCGCAGTGCGACACGCGCTGCGGAATCCTGAGAAGGGCGTAGAGAATCCGACCTTCACCTATTTTGGAGCAAGTGATTGATGGCTAAGGTACGAAAGATCCCAGCGGCATTTGAGGGAACACGTGGAATCCCCGCGCAGTATACGACCGACCCAGACATTGCCACGCCAGAGCAGATTGCCTCTATCGGCAAAGCCCTTGACAAGGCAAAGCAAATCCGTCAGGGAAAGCGTGTTCTAACCCCTGTTGCCAAGGGAAGGCCAATTGCCACCGCGCCAACAAAGATGAATGTCTCTGGCGGCGAAATCCAGTCTGCACCAGCAGGAACTCCGAATCTCTCAATCTCTGGTCGTGGGAACATCAACTTCCGATCCAACATCTCTGCTGACCGAAGCAAGCGTGCGCCAGGGGCGTTCGGTGCTGGCCTACTCGGCGCAAAGGGTACAATTCGGATTCAGCCAAATGTTGATAAGTTGTCTCCATCAGAGGCAGCCTCACTCAAGATGCTTGAGTCCTCGCTTGTGGCGCAGGAACTTGATCCGAAGAACAGCGACGACTACACGCTCCTTCAGGAGATTCTCGGTCGCAAGCAGTTGGTCGATCCAGAGCAGAACCGCCTGAAGGCGTTGTTCCGCCGAATGGACAACCTATACCACCCAGAGACGATGACGCTCGGTGGTGCAGACCACTGGTCAGAAGACCCAAGCGCACGCCTCGCTGGCCGCGCCCACGTCTCCGTCAACATCCACCACGCCTACGTCCAGATCCCAGCCGCCATTCAAGCGGTACGACCAGTCATCAACTACGTCCCAACTGGCTCCACCAAGGAAGACCGCATCGCTGCATCCTACCGTGAGCAGTTGTTCTTCCGTTGGTGGGAATCCAACGAGATGGACCTCCAGATGGAGCAAGCTGCGCTGCTCAAGGAACTCTACGGACACACGGCTGCCAAGATCTATTGGGATCCGATTGAGCGCGTACCGAAGATCTCTATCATCGAGCGCCCTGAGAACCTCTACCTTGGCTTCGGCAACAGCGACTACAACCGCCTAGACTGGGCGCTCTACACCTACGGGATGTCCCCACAGTCCATCCAGGAGGACTACGGCGTTGACGTAATCCCTGTGAAGCAGGGCGAGAAGTGGTTCCCTTACACGAGCCGTGGAAGCCACGCTGACCCAATCGGCAACGTGTGGGCGAACGCCTTTGAGCGCAACCCGCTCCGCCGAGAGACTGCCTACGAGCAGATGCAGGTGGAGGTCTACGACTACTGGTACAAGGTACCAAAGGGTGTCGGAAAGGCTCCGCTTGTGTACAACGCCATCTACGTGGGGAACACGCTCGTTAAGAACGAAGCGCATCCAGAGTACGGCGGACAGATCCCTTACATCCACCTTCCAAACGGCAAGATCCCAGGCAGCCCATACGGCAAGCCTGCGCTCTATGACCCAGAGCAGCTCCTCCGCGAGAAGGACGAGCGCATCACCGCAATGGCGCAGATGATCCAGTCCATCGTGGGCGGACAGATGTGGCAGTTGGTCGGTGCTGAGGCTCCTGATGAGGTACCACCGAACGCGCTGCCAAAGCCTGGTCGTGTGGCAACCCCTGGACCTGGCAACGAACTTCGTGCCATTCAGCCATTCATTCCTCAGTTCCAGATTGAGGCATACGTTGCACGGATCGACCGAGAGTTGACCGTTGCAACTGGCCTCAATGACCTGCTGCTCGGACTTGCTCCAGCACAGGTACTTGGATCATCCCGTGCCATCGCGGCACTTATTGCTAACTACGAGTCACGACTCGCACCAAAGCGCAAGGTGTACTACGCCTGGTTGAAGAAGGTGTGGGAGATGTGCGCTCGCATCTGGGAGGCAAAGGACCCTGGCGTTAAGTCCCTCATTGCTGGCGAATACCGCATTGAGATCGTTGCTCCAGAACTTACCCCACGAGACACGCTGGAACTTGCCAGCACCGCGATTAACCTCGTACAGAACCGACTCTGGTCGGCTGAGCGTGCGATGGACCGCGTTGGCGTGGAAGACCCAATGGGCGAGAAGGAACTCATCCGTGATGAGCAGACCGACGCCACGCTGAACCCAGCCGCAGTTGCCACGATGACACAGGTCATTGGGCAGATGCAGCAGATGCAACAGGGTCAGCAGCAGGCGTCACAGGCTGCAATGGAGCAGCAGATGATGATGACGCAGCAGCAGGCGCAGAACGCCCAGCGAACGCTGACTTCACCAGTACCTGGAGACCAGTCTCTAAACCAGCCAGAGAATCAAGCGCAGTTGCCGCCAGAGGCTAATGCTGCAAACGCCCCACTTCCAGGAGAAGAGAACCTCCTACCAATTCCAGCAGGAACTGATGAGGTACAAGCATAATGGCACGACGAGGACGATTCGGTCGATCTGAAACAGGATCATCAAACCTATCCGCGACGATTGCGGCGCTGATCCGTCAGCAGCGAGAGGCTGAGGAAAGACTTATTCTTGATGCCTATTACTCGCAAATTCCTTATAATGGATCTGTTCCAACAATTGACGATATTATGGCGTTCTATAACAACGCCGCATCTCTGATTGGAGCGGTACAGGGAACAAACGAATACGAAGAAATCTTCCAGAAGAAGAATAGCGTAAACAACTACGATATTAAGCGTACCTATAACGAACTAATCGCAGACTTTAACCAGAGCAAGGGAGAAAACTACAAGGAACTTATTGACTTCCTTGAGAACAGGGCAACAACGTCTACTAATCAGGAAGATCTTGATTCCTATGTTTCTGGTCTTGACGAAGCAACAAGCGCATACATTCGCTTCCAGGGCGAGTCCCTTGTTCGTGGAGAGATTACAGCAAAGGAATACCAGCGCATTACGCTGGAAGGCCTTGCCGCCCTTGAGCCAGGTTCAGATGGCTATGAAACCGCAATCTATGACGCGCTTCAGTACGAGTGGACAGCGGAGTCAAGGAAGTGGTCAAATCGAGTAACCGCTGGGACCGCTACCGCAGCACAGTTTGCCGCGTGGGGAAAGTCATTTGCAAATAGGGTCTTGCGATCTGGAGTCTCAAAGGACAGCGACCTGTATACCAGCATTGGAGCAACGGTATCTAATCAGTCTGGTGGAAGTGGTCGCGGTTCAGAGAAGAAGCTTTCAAGACTTGCGGGGGATCTTAACGACCTATTCGTATCTGCTTCCGCCCAACTAGGATTTGAGATCAAGGGGAATGTAACCGATATTCTAACTGGAAGCAACGATACCGATGTGCTAGATAGAATGGCAGAGCAGCCACAAGTCTTTGCCGCACTCTTTGAATTTATGGATGACAATCCAGGATACACCAATCCAATCCTTGCTAAGCTCGGCATTGAAAGCGGTGACGATGGTAGGGCGTGGCTTGACAAGAATCTTCGGGTTGGACTTTACGAAGCCCAGATTTCTGGCAAGGATGTTGATAAGTGGACTGGAGCAAACAGGACCAACGGCAGCCTTTCAAGCCTTGATGAGTTCACACTTGCATCAAGCAAGTGGATTGCAGACAAGACCGCAGCCGCAGGCGACAAGCAACTTCTTTCCTTCTACAACAATGAGTGGAAAAAGTATCTCGCCACTGCAAAAACTGGTCTATACCTAGAGGAATCTATTTATGGATCTGCTCCAACTCAGTGGGCTACTGAAGGTCAGGTATCCCTGTATCTTGCAGAGGTAGATGCAGCATTTGGAAATTCCTCCCCAGGGACACAGACAATTAGCGGAACCCTTGATAGTAGGGTTGATGAGGACTGGGTAAACTTTACTAGCAACGATGAGGAAAGTGCTGCGCTATCTTCTGGAGCCGCTGTGCTTGTGTATGACAAGGCAACAAACTCCTACACCTACGAAGGAGTCCAGGCCGCTGGTCTGTCAAAGGGTTCGTATCAGTACGTTGAGATGATTAACGTTGGCGGAAAAGTCATTGGTAGGACTGTCTCTGTTCGTGGCGTTCCGATTGAGGACAAGAACGGAGCCGTTGTTGCTTATCGATATGAAATGCCTGGAAATGTTATTAAGGTCATTGACACCGATGGCTTTGAGATTCCAGCGCCAACCATTGAGCGAAGCGGTGATGGATTTGTCACTGGACAAGATGGCCTTGGTGTGCAAGGTGAAGTTGCTCCCACATATAACATTGATAAGTTAGTTACTAGAAACAAGTTGCCGTTTAACCCACAAGACCCAGAAGAGCGCCGTGCGCTCATTCGTGCTGGAGAGGACCCAAACTCAATAGGTTATGACCCAGCATATCTTGATGCTGCGGCTATTGCATACGATCAGGCAAAGGGTGGACTTGGTCAGGAGACGCTGTTTGAGTCTGACCGAAACAATGTTTCTTCTGGTCCAATCATTGCGCTTTCAAATGAACTAAAGGCAGATAAGATTGCAAAAAGCCCAAGGGGTGAAACCTTTGAAGGCAAGTTGGAAATTGCCAACCTTCTTGGGGATACCGCCAAGGCTGAGGGATACAAGTTCTTTGTGGACAACGCCGACAAGATTACAACGATAAACGGCATTCCTCAATTGAAGCCAGAGTTTGCAAATCTACCAGAAAAAGAAAGATCGTTTACTGATTCACTACTCGGAACTGCCGCTGGTATGATTCCTATTATCGGACCAATCCTTGGAATTGGAGCGCAGGCTGTACAGGGTACAGGTTTGTTTGCTCCAAATCTTGAAAGTGAGATCTCTATCGCTAGGGAAAAGATTCTTACCCCAGAGCAGAAGGCAGCTCGTTCGGCAAAGGTAACTCAGGAATCAAGGAAGCCATATCAATATCCATATATGCAGACGGAAACATTCTTTCGGAATATTCCTAAGCCGACAAGTCAGCCGACTGGGTTGTCCCCATATCTTTCGCTTCAGGCAACGGTGACCCCAGTAATGCCGCCGCCTCCGCCAATCTCAGTAGCACCTCGTCCTCGACCAAAGACTGCACGAACAGTATTTACGCCTGAGCAGTTAACACAATCTGCTATTGACTTTAGGGCTGGCGAAAGGAATATGAAGTAATGCCAAGCGCATTTGACCCAATCAAGCCAGGGAGCGGGGTTTCTTCTGGTGCTGCTAGCTACAACAAGGGAATCAAGCAGGCAAACCAGAGCCAAGTCATTGGCGCTGGAAAGATTCAGGTCAGTATCACCGACCCAAGTACAACCATCCAGCAGTCCATTGGAAACTTTAACGCTGGATTTATTGGTATGGGCAAGGGATTGGTTTCTATCGCAGAGAACCTACCAGTTGTTGGCGCAGTAGCCAAGCCGATCATTGGTCTAGTCGGTGGAATTGCCGATGCGACGATTGGTCAGGTGGTCAAGGGGGCAGAGGGTATCCGAGTAGGAGACCAGAACCTTGCACAGGCTGCGGTCGGTGCGCTTGAGAACATCGGCAGCGTTACGGTCAAGCCAGCCTTTGAGGCTCTCACTTATGCTGGAATTGAGACAGAGCGTGCTGTTGGTCGAGCGCGTATCCTCAGCACAAAGAACAACCAGAAGGACTTCATTGTCAGCATCTTTGGTGAGGCCCCGCAGGCGGCCCTAGACGCGATGTCTGCTGGCGCAACCCTTGAGGATGCGGCGGAGCAGCTTGCAGCAAGCAATGCTGGCTTTAGCCAGAACGGTGCGGCAAACTTCCTTTGGTCGCTTCTCCTTGACCCAATGAACCTTGTACTTCCAGGAGTGGGCAAGGCGGTATCCGCATCTGCACAGGCTGCCAAGTTTGCAGCAATTGGAACAGACGTTTTTGTTGGGTTAGAGAAGGCAGCGCGTGCGACAGGGGATCTCGCCCTTGCCGCCAAGTACGCCGATGAACTTGCCTTCCTCAATAAGTACGACTGGATGGGAAAGATCTACTCACAGACCCTTGGCAAGTTGTCTAACTTTACCAAGAGGTACTCTTCTACGATTGCCAAAGAGGCTGCGACTGGCTGGACTCGCGTTGTGTCAGTTGCCGCAGTAAACCCATTCCTTGATACGATCATTAAGGTCTCTGGTAAAGAGGTCGTTGATCGCGGTCTTACCTCTTATGCTCGAACCTTTGCCAACGCAATTAAGTCTGGCGCAATTATGCTTCGGGCCACGATCAGCCGCTCCAACGGGGCAGACTTTGCTGATAGGTTCATCGGTCACTCAATTGACGGATTCTCCCAGGGTAAGACACGGGCGGAAATCCTTGCTCAATCCGCTGGCGATGTAGACATCCAGACGTTGCTAAAGCAGCACGGTCTCAAAGATGATGAACTAAACAAGTTGATGGACTTCCTTGAGGCAAACCCAGGAGTCCGAGCCGACGAACTGCGCCGATACAAGGAAGTTACGGATGTTCGAGATAAAATTGAAAAACTTGCAGCCAATGCCAGAATCCGCAAGGACAAGGACCTTATTAAGGCAAGCGCAGGGTTCCGACAAGATCTTGACTCACGACTTGCTTCAGAGGAGGCAATCCGCGTGCTGCGACAGGACAAGGACAACCGCATCCCAGCAGCCTCCAATCGGGAGCAGGGAATTAGGGAGTTGACAGAGGACCTCGTAGCAGGCTTTGGTATGCGTCTTGAGGATGCCCAGAAAGTTGCTGTTGGAGAGTTTGATCGACTTGCTGGTGACATCTCGGCACTTGCAGACGTGCTTACAATTGCTCGCGGTGCGGCAAACGGACAGGCAATGCAGAAACTTGCGGTTTTACGAAACGCTCTGGCTGGTAAGACCATTACGATTACCACAGAGAAGGCAGGAAAGACTGTCACGCGAGAAGTTGACCTTGGCAAGTTGACGATGCTCTCTACGCGCAGCATTACGCGAGCGCAGAGCAATGAATCAATTGAGATCTTTGATGCGCTTGAAGCCAAACTCAAGCAGGCGGTCAAGGATGGCGACGACGAACTTGCAGCCACGGTGAAGAGTCAATTGAAGGCAGAGGCGGACAGACTGGTCAGTTCCTTTGACGACTTCGGCAAGAGGTTTGCGCGAGGGAAGTATACCTACTCCGAGATTCGCTCATACCTAGATAAGAGCGTCAATCTTACCGTTCAGGAGATTGGCGTAAAGGAGCGGGCCGTCCTCGTTGCGCGGGCAGCAAAAGACCCAGCAATCCGACAGGTGCTTGAGGTTGAGAAGGAGTTGGAGAAACTTGGCTACCGACTCGGCATCGCCCCAGAGGACGACCTCATTGACGTGACCTCTGTCGTCACGGATCACTATGGTCGTGAGACGGTAGACAGCGTGCTTATGCCGTTCTCGGACACTCTAGATTTGAACGCGATTGATGGTCTTGACAATGCCTTGGTTTCAGAGAAGTTGCGCCCGACAAAACTTGGCGCAATCTGGGACAAGTTGTCCCGACCTTACGGACCAGAGATTGTCAAGAATAATATTGCGGAACGCTTCGTCACCTCAATGGTTCAGAAGACTGGCATCTCCGTTAACAAGGCACGTCAGATCTTTGTTGAGGTCAACAACGTTGCCGCTCGTCGCGGCGTAGATCAGGAACTTGGTGGCGGTCGACTTCAGGGTCTGTTCGTTGTTCGCTCACAGGTCAACGAGATCTTTGATAGGATTATGGACAAGGACTACGGTCGCCTTAGGGACGCGGGGACAGATCCTATTAAGGAGATCTTCTCCGCCGCTGCTGGGGACTGGTCAGTCAGCGGATTGACTTCTGGCTTCACTGGTCGCGTTAAAGCGATTGCCCCAGAGATCACAGTTCTGACAGACATTCTCTACCCAGAGGTGAGGTTCGGTAAACTGAACCCGTACTTCAACTTGCTCCTTGAGCGGGCCGAGACACAGATCCAAAGGGTTGTGCATCGAATCCGAGCAGACGTTACTGAGGAGATTACAGGCGAGGCACGAGGTGCTGTTGCACGTCGCGCAGCTCTAGATCCACGAAACGTGAACCGAGAGATTAACGATGCTGTTCAGCAGATGTCTGAGCGTTCTACCCGCGCAACAACCTCAACAGTGCTTGAGTCCACAACCCTTCGCAAGAGGGTTTCGGATCGAGTCCGCAAGTGGTTCTCCATCCAGGGCGTGAAGGACACAAAGGAAGTTGCGCGAGATATGACCGCAGACCAGTTTGCGAACAGGGAGTTCCTTGATGTTCTTGAGAAGAACGCTCCTGGGGCATTGAGCAAGTTGGCAGAACACTTTGGCACAACGAATGCCGAAGAGGTGCTACAATTGCTGCTCAACGAATACCTCATTCATTCAGACCCAATCCTCTTTGCACGGCACGTTGAGAAGACAGGCAAGGTCGCACGGCGCTTGTCCATTGACGAGTTGATTGCTGGTGGTCTTTCTAAGGATCAGGCGGAGAACATTGTTGCGGCGACCATCGGCGCCTACGAGGTGACGCTGCTAAAGGCAAGCCGAGCCGCAGATAAGGCGCAGTACTTCTCCAGCTCCCGCTCGTGGTTTGAGCGCAGTATGAACCACCCATTCCTTGCCTTCTACCCATATTCCTATATGACGCAGAAGGCTATTCCTTCCCTGCTCAAGATTATGTTCTTGTCGCCTGGATTTAAGGGGCAAGTCTGGCCTGGGTACTATTTCAACCAGTACACCAAAGTTGTTGAGTGGATGGAGAATGGCGCTAACAGCGATCAGGATGTCCTTTCTCAGATAGCAAAGGATGATTCCGTGCTGTGGCTGTTTACCACACTGCTTCCAGTTACGCCAGACACGATTGGCTATTCAATGCCAGCGTGGGTGCGACGTGGAATTATTCAGCCAGGGCTTCGCGGGACACCGCTTACCCCAGGTGAAATTGCTCCAGCCTTCTCAGAGGTTGTGGCGCAGGTTGGTCGAGGTACCGCACTTGGTCAAGCCCGAACAACACTGGAAGGCCTTCAGGGTGTTGATACCGCCGTTAAGAGCAATGAGAACATTAGTGACTTTATCCAATCAAATCTTGAGTTTATTAAAGAGAAGACAGATAGTCTTCGCAACCCATAAATATATAACCCTGACATTGGGTCGGGGATAGAAGAAAAAGGAGAAATGCTGTGGCTGACAACGAAGTCGTGAACAGCGCCCCAGTGCAGTCGGATGAGGTAGTAGCCCCAGAGGTTGCTGCTGTTCCCACTGAGAACGAGGCGGATGTCACCACTTGGAAGAAGCGCCTAGCAGGCAAGGATCAGGCGCTCACCGCAACCAAGAAGGAACTTGATGAACTCAAGTCCAAAGCGGAAGAGCTTGCAAAGTGGAAGGCTGAACAGGAGCAAGCCTCAATGACCGAGTTTGAGAAGGCGCAAGCCAAGATTCGGGAACTTGAAGGTAAGGCTGCTGCGGCTGAACAGGTTGCAAAGGAAGAGCGTCTCGCAAGGGAATACCCACTCGCATATCAGTTCCTGAAGGACACTGGTGGACTGGATGAAGTTGGCAAGGCGGCAGCCTTGGAAAACTTTGTCAAGCAGGCCGCCGCTGCCTCCGCAGCAACTGTTGAGTCGGAGCCTTCGCCAGTGGATCCAAACAATGCTCGACGGGCAACCGCCGCGCCAACTGAAAAGCCCAACTCTAAGAGCATCTCTGATGCGCTGAAGGCGTTGGGGAATCCATTCGCTGATAGATAAGGAGTAGCATACAATGGCTACCACGACTACCAGCACGACGAACTTTTCCGATCTAGTCACGCAGCTTGTTGCTGCACGGGCTGAAGAGGAACTGCGCGCACGTGCTGTTCACGCGATGCCAGGACTTTATGTCCCAGCTCGCTTCATCAAGGGTACGAATACCCTTCGCTACGCCCGCTACGCTGACCTCTCGGTAAGCACTACGGTTCTTTCGGAAGGTGTCGCCCCAACGGATGACGCTCTTACGATTTCGTCCGAGTTCTTCACCGCTGCGCAGTACGGCGCGACGGTTGCGGTCTCTGACCTCGCCAACCTTGACTCGCCACACGACCTCATCAGCATTGCTGCTGAGCGTGTTGCTTACAAGGCTGTCCGCTCGATGGATCACATCGTGCGCGACAACATTCACGCGAACGCTGCAACCAGCGCCATCTTTGGTGCCACGGGCGCAACGACGCTGACGCAGAACACGGCGAACTCCGCTGTTGCGGCGGCAGGCCTCCTTTCGGGCGCCTTCGTCAAGCAGATGGTTGCACGCCTCAAGGGCAGCAACGTTCCGACCTTCGCGGACGGCACGTACCGCTGCATCATCCACCCTTCCCAGGAGTATGACCTCGTGTCAGACACCACGGTAAACGGTTGGATCGAGTCGCGCAAGTATGTGGACAACACCCAGCTTCTCACGGGAGAAATTGGTATGTTCGCAGGCGTGCGCTTCATCGTCTCTTCGGACGCCAAGGTCTACGCGACCGCTGGCGCTTCGGCGGGCAACGTGTACAACGCGCTGTTCCTCGGACCAGACTCGTACGCGATTGGCGACAGCCAGACGCTCCAGAGCTACTTCGTGGCTCCAGGTGGCGATCACTCCGACCCACTCGCCCAGAAGGCGTTGGTCGGTTACAAGATGCGCTTCGGCTCCCTCCTCCTCGACGAGGCAGGCGCTCGCTATCGCATCCTGAAGACTCAGGCCACGGTCTCTGTCTAATCGGCACGGGGGTGCTGATGACCCGCTCCCCTCTTAATTGAGGGGGGCGGGACCCCCACCATAGAATCAACGTAGAGGCACCTAGGACGAGCCAGGAGCCTCGAAAAGGTCGGGGGTGGTATGTAGATACCCCCCAAGGGAGGGTCGGATGAACATTCTTGTATGGGGTACTGCTGAGCAGGGACCCTGCGCCTACTTCCGTGGACATATGTTTGACGAGGAGTGGAAGAAACTCGGCATCAACGTTCGGCACATTGACAAGATCAACTTCATTGCCAAGCCAGGAGCCGAGGGAATGAGTCAGGACGAAGCAATGCGTAAAGGATTGCTTTCCGTAGATTCAAGTGACGTAGAGTGGGCGGACCTTGTGATGTTCCGCCGATATTACAACTGCTCCTACAAATGTGACGCTTGTGGACACGCCACCAAAGATGTCAATTCTTTAAAGGTCCATCCTCACGAGATGAAGATCCGAGACACGATTACCGAGTGGATGTGGCCAGCCTTTGAAAGCAAGCTCTTTGACAAGGCAATTATTTATGAGACCGACGACAACCACTTTCAGATCAGGCAGTGGAACGGCTATTACCCAGACGTACAAGCCGAGCTACCACTGATTGAACGAATGGCAAAACGTGCAGACCTTGTGACCGTTAGTACGGGTCCAATTAAAGACGCTTACAGCCACCTCAACGACAACATCAGGGTGATTAAAAATGCGATTGATCCTTCAATCTACACGACAAGTTCTCCACTCTCTACAGCAGGTGAGGGGCGCCCTCGCGTGGTCTATTACGGTAGCACCGCAAGGATGCGTGACTACGGAGGATTCCCAAGCGGCGTCGGCGGCAAGTGGGAAGGCGGATACGCAGGTAAAGCAATCGAAGACCTTCGCAAAGAACTCTGGAATGTCTTCATCGGAGTAAACCCAGGAACGGAACACGTTGTCGCCCCATTCTTTGACGAAGCGTTTCAATACATAGAAAACATCAAGCAGTTTTCCGAAGTGCTTACACGAAGCAACCCAGACATTGGGATCGCTCCACTTGTCGGAGACAGTTTTGATCGATGTAAGTCAGAGCTTCATTGGCTTGAATATTCAATGGTCGGGGCGGCGTTTGTCGGCCAGAAGTTTAAGTACGGAGAGGCTCCATACTCTATGGTGCGCCACGGAGTAGACGGACTTCTTGCCAAGGGACGACAGGAATGGTACGACGCAATCAAGTCTTTAGTTAGAAGCAAGGACCTTCGAGAACAGCTCGCTGGTGCGGCAAAGGAACGAGTTCTCAAGGAATACAACTACAAGGATCGAGCCAAGGAATGGGCAGACGCCTTCAAGTGGGCAATAGAGAATAAAGGCAAAGGAGCCAGAATCGCATGAGTACAACATTCGCCAACCTTCTCACTTCGTTGAGGTTGTCACTGCGCGACCCGAATGCAACGACGTGGTCCAACTCACAACTAGGGGAGTTGATCAACCGTGGCATTGAGGCGGTTGGTGATGTCTACCAGTATGAGACGATCCAGACGACTTCCTTCACGCAACCAATTCTTGGAACCGTGTTTTCAACTGCGCTTACAACCGTATCGTGGCCAATCCGAGTAGACGTTTACGACGGAGACGGAAAATTCCGAGAGACGGTGCAGCCAGCATCTGGCGATGGTCCAGCATCTGGCTGGGAAGCCCACGGTGGCGTCCTCTATATGCCGACGCATTATCACCTTGGGGCAAGCTCTGGAACACTAAACATCGTTGGCTACGGATCGTGGGCGCAGATTGATACTGCGCAGACATCGTCTGCAACCAACCTAGACACCACCGCGCAGAACGCTGTCAAGGTGTACGTGGAGGCAGAGGCACTCACAATGCTTACCTTTGACCGAGCGCAATACCAGCAGTGGCAGGTCTCCTCTGGATCATCTGACATCTCGGCTCTGGGTATGAACAACCTTGCACTCGCAGCGCAGCAGCGTTGGCGACAGGAGAAGAACAGAATTCGTAGATTCCGCAAGGGAGGCTGATCGTGGATTTCAACCGATCAATCAAAATTGCGACTGGTACCTCATCGTCTGCGTACCTTGATCTCAACAGCATCACGACCGCACCAGCCTATGGGACGCCGTTCAGCGGATACCTTACGGAAAGTGTGGCGTACTCCAACTCAACGGTTAACGGATTCCTAGACTCCATCGCACAGCGCGACGGGGCGGAAGCAGACAATGCCTTCCTTGGTCTTCGGCAAGTGCAACTGATTGTTCAAGTTTACGGATCATCATCGGCAGACTTTTACGACCGATTGGACGCGCTTAACTCTGCCCTACAGCCGTACCCAGAGTTCGCCTCTAGCAATGACGGGTTCCGATCTTTGGACTTTGACCAGGCGACGATCAATACGACCGCTTTTACAAGCGGTCTAATTCCATTGCGCCTAAAGGTTCGACCAACAAGCATTCCAGCCTACACACTGAGCAATGACCTTGTCACCCCAAGGACAACCGACCGAGGTATCTCAACCAAGGCATCCGTAACGCTGATTGCAAAAGACCCACGTAAGATTAGTCAGACTGATACTACTGGAACGGTTAACATTTCGGCCTCTACCACAACCACAACCACGCTGACCAATGACGGAAACTACACCGCATACCCGACTTTTATCTTTATCAGTTCGTCTACCGCAAGCCAAACCGCAACCATTAGCACCAGCCTTTGGACAACGGCAGTTATTCTTCCAGCGTCATCCACGGTAACCGTAAGCAGCGATGCGCGTACTGTTAAGATTGGAACGGCGCTACGGATGGACCTTGTTGCTACTGGGACAACCAGCTTTCCCTATCTTCCGCCTGGGGCCAATGTTATTACAACGTCGGCCCTAAGCTCAACAACCGCAACCTTTACCTTCAATGAGGCGTGGCTGTGAGCGACCAATCGCAGTTTCGCATTACGCTCTGGGATCTTGCGGCCAACGGATGGCGCGGGACCCAGAAGGCAGTGGTCTATGACGCTTCGGCTATTGGCGTGGAAGAACACGCAAACGATGTTGGCTCTTCGTTTTGGACGATTAGAAACGATCACCCTCAGATTTCTGAGTTTGTTCCCCTTGAGCGACACTATGAGATTAGCCGATGGAACCAAGACGCCTCGACGCCACGGTGGGAGTTTGTTGGCGCGGGTGTAATCAACGATCTCAACGCCACGGAGTATGAAACGGTCTTCGCTGGGATTGACTACAAGGCGGTGATGAATCAGGTGATGACCCCGCTTAGCGAAATTACCTTTGCGGACGCCAGCCCAATTAACCCAAACCTTGCCACCGTGCAGAAGACAACCATCTTCAACTCAACCGACGGCGTTACGGGAACGGACCAGGTGTTCGGCAACTCCTACGATACTGACGGGAAGGTTACTTTTAACGTTACGGATTCAATGACTGTTTCTTCGGCATCAGTCTCCGCCGTTGCAAACACCACTAAAACTGTCAGCATTACCTCTGGAACATCTACGTACACCGCATCAGTCCAGACCCCATACTTTAAGTTGACATATAGCCTTCAGTGGACTGGAGCGACTTCTCTTACCGATGGGTTTACTGGATCTTTTGGTGGCCTTTCCTGGACTGGGGGATTTCCTAACAGGCCAAGGATGAGAGTTGGAATTTTTGCCTCTCCTCCAGCGCCCCAGGATGCTGGAGATCCTCCCGTAGGATCGGCTGGGCGAATTGCAGAATTTATTATGAATGCTGACGCCACGTCTGGCGCTGGTCGGTTTACGGCTACAAACGAAGTCGTTGAAATCTTTCCGTTCTCGGCGCGAGAAGAACTGTATTCTGCGCTGGTTGCGCAGGGTGCAGCTTCGGCAACGGTTGCATCTACGCTCATTGAAACTCCAACTGGATCCGCAAGCAAATCTGGAACACAGACGGTGTGGGCATTAAGATCTGGTTTGACGTACAGCCTAGACCTCTATGCTGGAATCTACGCAGCGTTTACACCAGCAAGTGGCCTTACAAATAAGTGGTATGTGTCCACAAAAACGAAAGCCAAGTCCACCCCAGAAGCAACCCTTGGTCAGGGTACAGATAATATTGTCGCAATCGTCCAAAGAATTTTTAACAACGTCACTACTGGTTTATCAAGCAATAGGCTTAGGTACTCCACTATGTCTGTCATTAGCAGCGGCAGTACGGCAACGACCCACACGGTCTACAGTGCTGGTCAGCCGTCCCTAGAACACATCGGTGATGTGTGCGATTTGGAAATGGGCGCAAGAACCAACGGTAGTAAGGTCGTCTTTGGTATTACAAAGCCGTCTCCTGGAAGCTCATACGACGGAAGCTTCTCGCTAAACATTAACGTCTTAAGCAGCGCCGTCACAACTGGACCAGCCCTAAGATACCCAGAAACAATTAAATCCTACTCTTACTCT